GTAGAAGCATGGAATGAAATCTCATGGGCAGATGCAATTCCATTTACCCTAGTTCTTATTGGACTTTATTGGGTTAAAGTAAAGATAGATGCAAGTGTAGGTCTTGGAAGAAAGAAAAGCAGACAACTCAAGAAAATTATAGTTGATGCAATTGTGGAGGGTCACAAGCAAGCACATGCCAGATCCGATTAATCAAATAAATCAGATACAAACTAGTATCCCAATTATAACAATTAACGGTATACCAATCAGACAGATTGGTATCAATACTATTACTGTGGCTGATAGTCGGATGTGGATTTCTAATCCTCCTCAAGCAATACCACCAGTCGTTCCAGTTACGACTTATATTGGTAAACCAATTGTAGATATACCAGGCTGTGTTTCAGTACATAAAGAAAATGCAGTCAATAGAAATAAAAATAAACAACTCGTAAATGATGATCCAAAAGGACAGACCACTTTATGTGATGGTGGAGCTCCTTACTATACTGCACCAGAATATGATGCAAGAGAATTAACTTGGCAAACAGTATATCAAGAACAAGAGGAAATTGATGAAGGTGTTCCAGTCGAACCTGATACAAGTGGTCTGGAAACGCCAGAACCTCCTCCAACACCAGAAGAAAAACAAGAAGATCCAGATTGTCCTCCACCTAATTCAATGAGAATTGGAGATACAAATACTGCACAGACAGAAAAAGTATCTGGATATGAATTACAAATAGATAAAAATAATCCAAATGGGCCTAAGATTTGTGTGACCTTATGGGAAGACATTGGAACTGTAGAGAAAATGTTACCAAGTGTTCCAGCAGTATCTACTACAGCAACTATAGCTGTTGTTGCTACAACCTCTGCATTGCTAGCAAAACCCCTAGCAGATTTACTACTAAGGGTTTTTAAACCTGTAATTAAACAAGGTATAACTAAGATTCAAAAGAAGTTTGGAAAACCTACGGATCGACTATCCCGATCTGTATATCTTTCAAACCAGTACCGTTTGAAGAAAGGTCTTCCTCCTTTAAAACCTCAGAAGAAGAAGTAGGATCTACCCAATTTGGTTTAGGTAAATCATGAGTATGAGGCATGACAGTTCCGCCAGGAGCTGTTACTACGACATCTGCACATATACTATGATAAGGCGATGCTGGATGGAAAAATACGCCAGCTTTTTTAAGTTCACCACAGTTCTTAAGACGAGCTAACTCAAAGTCTAATCGCTTGTTAGATGTCAACTGAATCTGATAATCATTTTGTGCTTGTGCAGCCTGTTCACACAAGTCTCTTAATTTTTTGTTCAATGGTATAGAAAGAGTTGCAGAAACACCAACGTTAAATGATTGATTTGCTCTCATATCTGTTCTAATCGGTTTATACCAAATTGGTTCAAGTTGACCGTTTTCTACAGCATCAGGTACACCATCTCCAGCTGGTACATCAACTGTTATTTCCATATCAGCACCATCTTCAAACCATCTAGTACCATCATCCTTAGTTCTGGTATCATACCATGTCTCCCAAGGATAGTTCTTAACTGTGATTACTTGTTCTACTGTTTTACCTTCTACATCTGTTAGGTTATATTGAGGCTCTTGATAAAAATCTTCCCAAGGATGTTTTCTACTATCTGAAAATTGTAAGTATGGAGTAACGTTTAAAGTACTTCCTTGGCATTGTACTCCGTTACCATAAGTGTTAGTTATATAAGGGCCTTGTAGGACCTGAATGGCCTGATTGGTTACTGAGCCACTTGAGTTTGCAATTGGATTTGCTGTAGCACTAACTCCTCCTACACCTTCAGCTAATGCTACATTTGGTGATAGAAGAGACCCTACAGTTGCTATTGTGTAAAGGTACTTGTTGTATTTGTTACGCTTTCTATGGTTGTTACTCTTTGAATGACTGTTTGATTTGTCATGCCAGGGCCACTGTAGCTTTGAGTAAACTGAAACGCTTCGCCTGGATTGTTCAACTGAAAAGCATCCATTGTTGAGAAATCCAAACTGTCGTAGGAACTTGTTACGCTTCCTGTTATTGTTGTGCCGTTTGTTGAAGTTGTTGCTGACGAAGGTGTCACTGTCACTGTTGAGGTTGTTACGGGCGGATTCAATGCGGCTCCATTGTTTTTTATGCCCGAACCTGTTACTGAGTATTCCCATCCTGTACGATAATCAATTGAATTAATAGTTTCTGTCACTGTGCTCTCAGTGGTCGTCTGGCTAGTCATCGAGCCCTGTGTGAAATTAGGCACCACAGGAACAGACATCGCAGTCGGGACATTCGCAAGGACAGACACAACCACAACCAGAGCATACTTCTTGTTGTTTTTCATTGTGCATTTTTAGGTATTGCTGTGCAGCAAGGTTGTCTAAGAAATCGTTAATCATTAGTTCACACTAATTTCACTAACAAATTGTCCAACAGCACTAGTACCGCCGCCTCCAGCAGTTAGTCCGATTGTTGAACTTGAATCAATAGTACCAGCTAAAGAACCAGCTGAACCAACCGCAGTGCTTGTTTGATTAGAATAAGCATGTACTGCACCTACACTAGGAGCAGTTGTGGTGATAGCATCGCCTTGAGTAAAGGACTGTGTAAAGCTGAAACTTTCTCCAGCAGTAGCCTGTACAGCTGAAAGAGTTGGTATAGATCCAACGCCTGAAGTGATAGTCATTGCACCAATTGAGTTGGTTGCTGATCCACCATCAGGAGTGTATTGTGTGGTAACATTATTACCAGACACACTATATGTATTTCCCATGCGCTGTACGTTTGTAGCAGCTGCATCAACGGTCAATTGCACACTGCTAGATAGCTTGTGTGTGATATCAGCATTAGCGGGTGCCGAAATCAAAAGCATTACGATAGGTATGAATTTTTTCATTACTTTATCTTTCGATAGAGACTCCTGCTGTATTTATACTTACAATTTTTTAGGTGTTATCCGTACCAAAAAAGGTGTATTACCCTATACCAAAATGTGACATATGTGGTATAAATAATGGTGATTGCCTTCGGGGATCACAAATCAACCCTCGCTTATTTAAGGAGAACTATTATGGGAAAACTAACAAAATATCATTCTGCCGACTTGCCAGAATTGATGGATACTATTCTAAAGAATAGTTTCGGAATGGATAACTATTTCGATCAGTTTTATAACACAACAACAACTAATTATCCACCCTACAATATTGTTCATGTAAACAACATTGAATCTAGACTAGAAATTGCACTAGCAGGATTCAAAAAGAAAGAAGTTAAAGTTTATACTGAACACGGTAAATTAATTGTAGAAGGAAAGGTTGAATCAAAAGAAGAAGAAAATAAATTCTATCATCAAGGTTTAGCACAAAGATCTTTCAGTAGATCTTGGAGAATGTCTGATGATGTAGAAGTAAAAGAAGTTAAATTCCAAGATGGATTATTAACTGTTAATATCTCTAAAGTCATTCCTGAGCATCATGCTCGAAAAGACTTTTTATGATTTGAACATATTTCATTTTTGTTGCCTAAGTAGATTAGCAACAAAAATAATGTGAAAAACAACCTTTATAATGGTATTAAAGAACGTCTTTTCTATACACTAGGAAAGAAAGTAGATACTGCCACCTCTAAAGATCTCTATATGGCATTAAGTTATGCCGTCAGAGATCAGATGATGAGTTACTATTTAAGTAACCCTGATCCAAAAAAAGAGGTGGCATATCTGTCAGCAGAATTTTTAGTAGGACCTCAACTGAATAACAATCTATTCAATCTTGGAATACAGGAAGAGGCAAAAGAAGCAGTAAAGAATTTTGGATATCAATTAGAAGATATACTAGAGCATGCAGAAGAGCCTGGACTTGGTAATGGAGGTCTAGGTCGTCTTGCAGCATGTTACATGGAATCCTTGGCAACTCTTGAAGTTCCTGCTACAGGATATGGAATTAGATATAAGTTTGGATTATTTAAACAGAAGATTAAAGAAGGTCAACAGATTGAAGTAACTGATAACTGGTTACATGGAGACTGGCCTTGGGAACTAGCATATCCTGATGAATCTTGTTTAGTTGGATTTGGTGGTAAAGTAGAACACTATCGTTCTGATAGAGACAACTATAGAGTTAGATGGATTCCAGAAGAACAAGTGGTTGCAGTTCCATATGATGTATTACAAATAGGATATAAAGCAGACAATTGTAATCGAATCAGACTATGGAGAGCAGATGCTACTGAAATATTTGATTTCTATGCATTTAATATTGGTGACTATCTTGGATCAGTAGAACAGAGTGTGTCCTCAGAAACTATCTCTAAAGTTCTATATCCGAATGATGGTACAGATCAAGGAAGACAACTTAGATTAAAACAACAATTCTTCTTTGTGAGTGCATCTCTTCAAGATATGATTAGAAGTCTAAAGAAACGTGAGATACCCTTAACAAGTTTTTCTGATTACTATGCTGTTCAATTAAATGATACCCACCCTGCTATTGCAGTTGCAGAATTAATGAGACTGTTTGTAGATGATCATCATATTGATTGGGATACTGCATGGGAAGTTACACACAAATCTATTGCATATACAAACCATACACTTCTACCAGAAGCATTAGAGAAGTGGGATCTTCGTTTGTTTGCAGATCTTTTACCAAGACATCTTGAAATCATATATGAAATTAACGCTAGATTTATGCAAATTGTAAGACTTAAATATCCTGGCGATGAATCTATGATGGAGAAAATGTCAATCATAGATGAGAATGGTAACAAGTCAATTCGTATGGCAAACCTTGCAACAATTGGATCTCATCATGTAAATGGTGTTGCAGAATTACATTCTCAGTTAATTAAAAGAGAATTGATGCCAGAGTTCTATGATCTATGGCCCGAGAAGTTTACAAATGTCACAAATGGTGTAACTCCTCGTAGATGGTTAGCGTCATCAAATGTACCACTTGCAAAAGTATTAGATGAATATGTGGGTGAAAACTGGATTACCAATATGGAATCTCTGAAAAAACTTGAAGAAAATGAATGGAATCTAGATGTACTTGAAAAGATTGAAGAAACTAAACTTGAAGGTAAACATGATTTATCAGTCTATATCTTTGATCAACTTGGTATTACAGTAGATCCAAAGAGTATGTTTGATATTCATGTCAAAAGGATTCATGAATATAAGAGACAACACTTAAAAGCTCTTGAAGTTATTGTACAATATCTTCGTATCAAAAATGGGAAAACAGAGAATATAGTTCCTCGAACAATTGTCTTTGGTGGTAAAGCAGCGCCTGGCTACTACATGGCAAAATTAATTATATACTTCATTAACAGTATTGCATCTACTATTAACAATGATCCAGATACCAAAGATTTGTTAAAGGTTATATTCCTACCAAACTATAGTGTCAAGTTAGGAGAGAAAGTATACCCTGCTGCTGATCTATCAGAACAGATCTCTACTGCTGGTAAAGAAGCATCAGGTACAGGTAACATGAAGTTCCAGATGAATGGTGCTTTAACGATTGGTACACTTGATGGTGCGAATGTAGAGATAAGAAATTTAGTTGGCGGAGAAAACTTCTTTCTTTTTGGAAAGACTGAGAAAGAAATACAGATGCTTAGAGACAATTATGATCCACAACATTATATTGGAACTGAACTTGGTGAAGCAATCAGTCTAATCGAAGGTGGATTTTTCAGTGGTGGTTTCAAAGATATGTTTAAACCATTGATTGATAATTTAAAATATCATGATCCATTTTTTGTAATGGCAGACTTTGAAGATTACATTGAAACACAAGATATGATCAGTCAAAAATGGAAACATAGAGAGAATTGGAATCGTACTTCTCTATTAAATATTGCAAGATCAGGGTTTTTCTCATCTGATCGTTCTATCAGGGATTACTGTAAAAACATCTGGCACATATAAAGTTATCAATATATAGCCTAATTGACATAAGCTAAGGTATATGTCATAATACATTTAACAATAAGGAATACATGACTGAAGAGAAAATTAAATCTCTATGTTATACTAAAGAACAAGTAGACGAAATGATTGAAGCTGCTGTTGAGGAAGCAAGGAGAATCGATGAAGAGTCTATGAGAAAGCATAACAGAGATGCAACCGTCATTAGTATGATATTAGGGTTTACCTGTCTTGCACTATTTTTAGATGGAACTCTAAGACTACTAGGAGTTATTCCACCATTTATGGGTATTGATATAGATATTTTAGAAAAGATTGCTGATAAAGTAGAAACTGATGTTATTGACAAAATTAAACAAGTTCCCATTCAAAAACTCCTAAGACGATGACAATCTGGAAATCAAAAATCCCCGATGACAAAAGCGTAGTGCAAGTGCCAATCGAGGATATGAAAATTATTCTTCGCCAACTATGGAAGTCTAGATCAACTGAACCAGATGTAGGAAAGATATATGAGAAATATAAAGATCTTGATAATTTTCAAGAATCATTTATTAACTTTTAGGTTTTGGTGAATTAGGAATTAACTGAACTGGTGCTGACTCAATTCTAATTGTTTGAGCAGGAGCAGTTTCAGATGCTTTAGCGATAAGATACTCCATATCTTTTTTAGATATGTTTGCATCTCCACCACCTTTCTTTTTATTACCACCAGCTTGAACGCCGAAAGTTGCTAGCACGCCAGTAAAGACAGATGCTATGAAAGTTGGGTCAATTTTTTGTTCCTGTTTATAGCCTGGAATCTCAACATAGTTCAAAGTCAAGATAGCACCAGCCCATATCATTACACCAAGACGAACAAATGTACTAAGTATTACTAGCTGTTCTTCTTTATCGTCTACTGCCTCTTTTAGTTTTCCAAGAGGACCTTTCTTTTTAGGTTCTTCCTTTTTAACTTCTTCAGCCATGATTTTTATACTATGCAGCCCTATTTAGGAAACTGTTGTTTTCTTCTTACCAATATTATATTTACTTTCTAAAGTCCAGTCTCCTTTATCTTTGTAAGATAATACTTTTATCTGACTTAGAGGAGCCGAGTCATTGACCTTACTGGATTCTACTATTTTTACTAAACCCCAATCCTGTAACAATTGTGTTACTCTATTTCTTCTTTGTACATCATTCTCAAATAAATTTGCTTTCTTACCATCTAAAGCAAACAACTCTTTAAAGTGTACGATATAGTATCTACCTTGCTTATGTAGAATATGGCAAGATTGATATAATTTCTTTTCTTTTCTTGAGGCTACACCAATACGAGTTAATGTTTCTCTTACCTTAAGAAAATCATCTGGTTCATTTAATGTGACTTCAATCATTTGGTCTGGCGACCAATTCACTTCAAGTTCCACGCTCATCGCTTTCCTCCACGATCCATTCTTTTTTTAATATATTCAATTTGATCATCGGTGAGAATTTTGAGAGCCACTCTTGCTTTCTCATCACTATAACCATAATATTCTTTGACCAATTCAAGGGAGTTGATTTTTTCCTTTTTTAACCAAGGAGCAAACCTTTTTTTCTGCCTCACTATATGTATAAAAAAGTCATATTGTAACTTAGGATCTAAATGAGAATTTATGTTTAATTCGTTTGCTAGAAGGATTGTGTCAATGTGTGCAGACATACATCTATTGACAATGAAAGGAGGATATTGAGCATCTGGATCTTCATCAATAATGTTTTTCTTTGTATGGTTAATTGAGTTTAACCAATCCTTCAATTCATACTTCATTGTTTAAAAATAGCGTTAACACTTATCACAGTGGCATGTGGATTACGAGCAAGAGCCACTTTTCTTGCTTCATCGTAGTTTGTAGCAATGACTTCTTCTGAAAATACTTGTCCTGCTACATATAGTTTAACTTCACATCTCATGGTGTTTCCAACAGTATTCTGGTTCTGGATTCATAGTATCATAAATGTTTGGATGATTCAATAGAGCTCTTCTGTATGCACCAAATTTAATTCCTCTACCCCAACCAAGATGTTCTCCAAACAATTCTTTCTTGGTCATTGATGTATTTTCTTTAATCAAATGAATTAATTTGTCTGTTACTTCTGACTTTGTTTGATGTAATGTATCAACCAATTGATTAATATAGTCACTCATAAAGTCAATCTCATCTTCATATAAAAGATGGCGTTCAACATGTTCTAAAGACTCTACTGATTTTTTCGCACGATAACTTGGATCGTCTAGATATTTATCCAAAAGTGCTATAGCTTCTTTATTAGAAGTAAAGAAGTCTGCTGTTGGATTTAGTTCGTGATAGTAGTCAGCATCATACATGATAAAAGGACAACCATTCATCAAACCATCTGTAGTAGAAACACTCCATCCACCGTACTTTTGTTTGGGTGAAAACCCTACACAGCATTGACGAAGTTTTTCATAATAACCTTTTTTATTAAATTTATCTGTAATTATCCACTTCTCTTTTGGTTTTTGATCTAGCAAAGGAACCCATACTTTAAAATCTTTTCTGGTTTTCCGTAACTCTTTTACTATCTCTATAAAATTCTTATAGTCTTTATATGTTTCTGGTCTATGATTAAATACAATTGTTTTTTCGTAAGGAACTACAGTTTTATCAATATCTCTTTTCTTAACGCCAAGATGTTGTACTTGAATAATATCTTCTAGATCTGATACAACAACTGGATTGAATACTTCAGCAGCTTGTTCTATCACCATTCTTTTTTGTGCTTGAGTATTTACATAACAAAGATTCATTTCTAGAATACCCAAAATGTTTTTGTTAAAAGTTGAATGAGACCATGTAACAATATCATGTAAATCAAACCAATGACAATATCCAAAATAAGCTGGACTATGATGTGTAATATTACTAACTACATTTTTGATATCAGTTGTATGTTCTGGAAGATGAGAGAATACTAAATCAAAATCATAGTCATGACCAACCAGTTTTTTAAATGCAAATACATCAAAGTGTGATCTCATCGTTGGCGGATAAGATGGAAACTTCATGTATAGTTGTTTGACATTTGGAAAATCTAAACAATCCATATACTGAGGTAAAATCATATAAAAGAATAGATCAGATCTAATCTTGTTTAGCTCAGTTATCATATTTGTAACAACTTGAATATAACTATCCTTTCTTAAATCTTTTAAAAAAGTAATATTTGGATAGATTAAGATACGAATAGTTTTTCGTAAAACTAATTCATCGTCAATAAAGCGAGTTAAATTCATCGTATAATGTCAATAGTATTAAGAGTTTGTTCGTTCCAAACTTCAAGTTCAGTTCTAAGTTTATTCTCTTTCTTTAATTTATCAAATCTTTTAGTAGCCTTTTTCTTCCACCACTGAACTAGATTCTTAAGATAAAACTTATCAAAATTAATTTCATTCTTAATTAACTTATCTGTCTTACCAAGCAATACTTCTCTGACATTACTATATCCATAATCAGACATATAAAATCTTTTCTTCGTAGTTACATCTTCACGGCTTTTGATAAACTGTTTGAACTCCTCAAATTTATCTGGATGATTTTCTTTTAGTGAGTTCTTGATAATCGAAATCATCTTTGTTTGTACTTTTAGTTTACGACTAGAAGCACCTTTATGAATTAACTGTTCTCCATCATTCTTCTCTATAAACCACTTATGTAAATCGTGATATATGTTATCAGGTAGAGTAAGAAGAAACTTTGAATCAGTATCGCCAAGATATTTGACATATGGTTTTAGTCCATCATATTGACTAGTACCCTTTATATTACCATACAATGATGTAGTTTCAAATAAACACATTTCTGTATTGTATTTCTTATTCAACATTTCTCTGACTTCATGAGAAGCACAGACTAAAGACAACAATTTACCACCCAGATAATTATATCCAAATGGTTGTACAGGTACAATAATGAAACCCATTATAGCCCTTTTGTTGAATATGGTGAGGTCAGGCACCCCTCCAAGGTACTCGTTTCTAGGTCTTGAGTTAATTATGGGCGATCCAAGTTTAATAAATCCTACAACCTTATTAGTGGTTGTTTCTTGAACAATGATTTTTACTTCTTTGCCAGGCGCATCTTCATATGTAAAAGATGCTGTCATTTCTAGAAGAGTATTGAACGTAGAATGATCAGGAGTTACAATCTTAAAGTCCATATCTTGAGGACTCATATCATAACTTTGAAAAAGATCATCTTCCCATCTCATACCAAAAAGAGGAGTCGGAATCTTATTGATCCGCTCCATCTTTTTCATACGAAAATAATCATCAATACGTTCTACACCATCATACGCTTGATGAATTTTGTCATAAGCGTATAGTGTATCTTCTGAAGTTAAAATCATTTAAATTTGCAATCACACATAATTTCAGTAAAGCAAGCAAGTGTATTGATCTCTTGATCAACAGCAAATGCAGCCTGATACTGATATTTAGCAAGAATCAATATAGCCTGTGGAATCGACATTGGTTCTAGAGCATTATATAAGGTATCGTAGACTCTACGAATAACAATATTAACATCATTGTCAAGATTGTCAACTGTCCACTTTCTTACATCAGCAAAGTTTTTTGTTTTCAATGCTGATATTAGTCCTGTAAGATTTACTTCTGACATCATTGATAGGATGCCAGTATCTATTTTTCCACATGCAGAATATCTCTGCAATTCGTTTAGCGTTCTCCGAAAGTCTGGGAAATACTTTTGTATAACTTCTGCGAGTACTTTTTGATCGCACTCGATCCCTTCTCCGCTAAGGATCTTAGAAACCTTTTTGAAGAAAGACGATGCAAGAGAAGCTCTTTCTCTTCCTTTGAAAGTAAAGTCAAAAACGGCACATCTGGAATGGAGTGGTTCGATGATTTTGTTTTTGAAGTTGCAGGTAAAGATGAACCTACAGTTGGCGTGAAACGTTTCAATATTCGCTCGTAAAAGGAGTTGGACATCGTTGGTAGTATTGTCTGCTTCATCAATAATGATGACTTTTGGTTTACCGTTACCCTGTAACGATACAGTAGAAGCAAAGTTTTTTGCTTGGTTCCGTACAGTATCTAGGAATCTTCCTTCGTCTGAACCATTAATTACATAATAATCAACACCCAACTCATGACACAAAGCCTTTGCAATCGTTGTTTTTCCTGTACCAGCAGGCCCAGAAAGTAAAAGATTTGGAATCTCTCCTTTGTCAACAAATTCTTGAAAAGTATTCTTTATGCTATCTGGTAAAATACAATCTTCAATTTTGTGTGGTCGATACTTTTCGACCCAAAGAAAGTTCTCACGCTTCATAAGTTGAATCAGGTTCAAGGGCGATCCAATACACTAAATCTAAACTCTTGTGTTTGAACACAGATAGATTTGGATGGGATACAGTTACATCATATACGCCTGGCAAGATCTTCAAGTTTTCAACTTTGAAATTGAAACAGAAGTTTGCAGTTGTTGTTCCTACAGAAACAGCGAAAGTATTTGAACTATCATTTTGTTTGTCTCTTGCAACAAAAAGCATTTCTCCATCTTGACTAATCAAAGATAGATCAGCAAGTTGATATACACTTGAAGCTTTGAGCAATGAGTTGAGATCAACATCAGATAGTTGGAAAGTTACATCTTCACTAGGAAGAGCAATATCCTTTTCTGGAGGAGCAGTAATTACACTAGCATCAGAATAAAAATATTTGACACTAGATCTACCACTCTTAATTTTAACATAAGATTCATCAAAAAGGAAGTCTGGGTCTTTGAATAAAGACACACCTGATAAAAACTCATTTAAATCATAGAGGGCAAAATCACGATCAAAAGTTTCTCCACCATTATACTTAGCATAAATGTTTTTCATAGGAGAAATTGTCCTAAGAGTATTTCCAGTTTTTACAACTAAGGAAGGACTAATGTTTGAGAAATTTTTGAGAACGTTAAAAGTTTCAGAAGATAAATTCATTTGTCATAATCAACAGAGAATGATGTAGTTCCATCATTAAGGGCCTGCGCTCGGGCAGTTTTGTCATTGAAGTGAAGAAGTAAAACAGCATAATGACATACTTTAATAATGTCCTTACGTGCTGAACCTTTTCTATCATAACGTGAAGCGTATTTCAATATGTTCGATCTACAGAACGCTTCGGCATCACCAACAGCATCAATGAGATCCAAAGTCTGAACCCCACCTGAGCTGTAGTGACCACTGTAAGTCGAATTTATATAATCTTGAACTTCATTTAGAAGTTTATCCTCATTATACTTCATTCAATAATAATTTTAGGATAATTATATTTTACTATGAAAAGGTCTCGATGTCAACAACACCTGTTTTAGCAGTTGTTTTTTCTTCAGCAACCTCTTCAGGCATTACGATCTTATCGTATAAGTCTAAGAATGATTGTTTTGTTTCTTCATCAAAACGATTTAAGCAAACTTGAATTGCTTTAGTTTCATTTTTAAAGATAGAGAAAGCACGAACAATATGTGTTAGACGGCGAGTTGAAATAACTTCATCTACACCACCTTCAGCAAATGTCTTACGAATGATGTCTGCCCACTTAGTAAGATTTCCAATGAAGGTTTCATTTGTTTTACCATTCAACTGAATATCAAGAGCAGTTAGAATCTTTTGTTCTACTGTTTCGGAGGGATATTCTTGTTCAAAGGTGAGGGCGAATCGTTCGAGGAAGGCTTCATTGAGCACGTTAGTTCCAATAAATCTTCCATCGTCTGAACCTTTACCCTTAGTATTTGCGGTTGCGATGATGTTGAATCCTCGCTGGGGTCTAACGAAACTTCCAATTTTTTTAAGGTAAACACCAGATCCCTCAAGGATGCTCTGAAGGCAGAGGATTTTGTTAGAGGCAAGGTCGATTTCGTCAAGGAGCAAGATTGCTCCTCTGTTAAGGGCTTCGATGACTGGGCCATTGTGCCATACGGTTTCACCATTAACAAGGCGGAAACCACCAATAAGATCATCTTCATCAGTTTCAATAGTAATGTTTACACGAATAAGTTGTCTTCCGAGTTGAGCACAAGCTTGTTCAACACCGAATGTTTTTCCATTACCAGATAATCCAGTAATGAATGTTGGATAAAATATACCAGATTTGATAACCTTCTTTATATCATTGAAGTTACCAAAAGGTACATAGTTTGGATCTTTAGCAGGAACTAGATCTTTAGCATCTAAGTATGCAGTATCGAAAGAATCAACAAGCATTGGTTTAGCAGTTTTTGTTTTGAAATTCTTTTCTAATTTTTCTGCAATAGTTAGATTCCATACACCTCTAGAAGATTTGTATGGTTTTAATCTTTTAAGAGCAGTAGAAAGTGATACTCCTAATTTTTTGGCAGTGTCAGTGATCTGTTGGCGAGTCACAGTTGTGCCGTGCTGAGTCTTCAGATTTTCAAGAATTGTTTCAGTTGTGATGATCATGAGGGTTGTCTTTGTATGTTACTATTATAGTTCAAACGCTTAGCGTTGTCAAGCGATTTGATCAACAAATTTAGATAAGAGTATCTTATGGAAACTCTTACTTTTGATATGTTTTTTAAATTCGTTTCTTAATTTACTTTTAGTTGAATTACTATTAGCATTCATCTCTTCAACTTCGCCAAAACTTTTACCCATTTTAATTATATACAACTCATTGTATCCTAGATTCTTTTCGATAACATATCCATTTTTTCTCCACACTTTAGTAAACTCATCTCTATTATTTTGGAATCTTGTAATTGCAGCAGGTTTTTCATTACATAATCTATATCCTACAACGTTACTTCCAGTAATCCAGCGATAGTA